AGGGACAGAACCATGAGGCACATTTACAAGCACACAGTAGCTTATTCCAAACACAGGTAGTGATGCAAAATCCACAAATACAATCTTTAATAGTTAGTCATTGTATGCAACATCTACAATTTTTATCTGTACAAATAGCACAAGAGCAAATGCCACCTGAAGTGATGGAAAGAATACAAGCTGTCCAACAACAGATTCAGATGGTTTCGCCACAAGAGGCACAAATGATAATGCAAGAAACACAAATGATTTTAGATCAGTTTAGCTCGCCTATATTAGCTAGTCTGACTGCACAATTCTTACAATCTATTGGAATGAGTGGTGATGCAGACCCATTGGTAGAAATAAGGAAAGCTGAACTAGAGCTAAGAGACAAAGAACTCGATCAAGAGGCAGAACAATTTGTCCAAAGACAAAATCAAAGAGCACAAGAAAAACAGATAGATAGTCAGCTACAGTTACAAAGATTGGATATACAAAAAGCCATAGCTGATGATAAACTTGGTGTGTCTATGGATAGACTTAAACAAAATGCCGATTTAAAATTATTAGAATTGGAGCAAAAATTTAGGAGTTAAAATGACTACATCATACCGCTTAGAGGCACAAAAAAAACTTAAAGCTGAAAAAAAACTTCTTCGTGAGGCTGAGGCAGTTGCTCAAAAAGAACAACGAGAACTCGAAGAAAAGAAAAGAGTCGCTAACGAAGAAAGAATAGCAAAAAAATTAGATAGAATTGCTAAGGGTTTACCAGTCGAAGATGTAAAACCAAAAGTGAAATCTGTTAAGAAAAAAGTAAGCAAAAAAGTTAAAGTTAAAAAATCTAAATGAATGACATAGATTTTCTCGATAAGTTAAAAAAACTTTTAGAGGACAGAGAAAGACAGGTACAAGAAACATTGATGAGTGGTGGTCTAAAAGATATGGAACATTACAAATATTTGCAAGGTGAACTTTCTGCTTTATACTATATTACAAATGGCATAGGAGACATGCTGAAAAAAAGTGACAACAATGAGTGACGAAAAAAAATTGGACGATGCTTATGTAAGTCCTGAAGAAAGAGTGCTAGACCCTGAAAAATTAGATGGATCGGTGCTTGATAGGATGCCACAGCCTACAGGATGGCGGATGTTGGTTCTACCTTACGCAGGTAAAAAAACATCAAAAGGTGGTATAGTCTTAGCAAAAGAGACAATAAACAGAGAGGCATTGGCTACAGTAGTGGCTTATGTGGTAAAAATGGGACCTTTGTGTTTTAATGATACTAAGAGGTTTGGCGACAAACCTTGGTGTCAAGAGAAACAATGGGTTTTGATAGGACGGTATAGCGGTTCTAGGTTTAAACTCGATGATGGTGCAGAAGTTCGCATCATTAACGATGACGAAGTTATTGCCACTATATTAAATCCTGATGACATAGTGAGTGTATAAATGAGTGAAGAAGAAAAGAAAGTACAAGAAAACGAAAACGAAGTAGAGGTTGAGGTAGTTGATTCTGAACCAAGTGATGTCTCTGAGTCTGTCGAGGCTAAAGAGGATGAATTAGAAAGTTATACAAAAAATGTTTCGAAAAGAATTAATAAACTTAATGAACGAAACAGAAGAACAGAGGAAGAAAATGCTCTGTTAAAAGCACGGCTTGCCGAAAAAGATCAAGAAAACTTAAATCTTAGAAATGTTGCTCAAGAAACACAATCAAGTTTACTAGCTAAACAAGAAGAGGCATTACAAGCAAGACAAAATCAAGCTGAAGAGTTGTACAAAAAAGCTCTTGCTAGTAACGATGCTGATTTGATCAGTAAGGCTGACACACTGAAAAGTGAGCTAACAATAGAAAAAGAAAAGTTACGAGTTGCAAAACAAAGGTCAGAGCAACCACAACAAGTTCAACAATATCAACAACAGTATGTGCAACAAGAACCACAAAATGTACAACCAACAAAAGAGGCTTTGGATTGGTATGCGAAGAATAGTTGGTATGGTGACCAATCTGATGAAAACAACATGCGTGCTACTAAGTATGCTTACTTTCAACATAATATGTTAATAGATGAAGGCTATGAGGCTGATTCTAGTGAGTATTATGAAGAGTTAAACAATAGAATTGAACAAGTTTATCCCAACTTAAAAGGGAATGTCGATGCGAATGTGAGTGAACCCGCTGTGCAAAGGGTAGCCTCAGCCTCCGTAGGAGGTCGACAAAAAACACAGGGCAGTAAGAAGAACGGTGTTACTTTCTCAAAATCAGAAGTTGACCGCCTTCGTGGACTTAAGCCACACAATATGTCTGAAGAGGCATGGCTTAAATCCGTTGCAAAGGAAAAGCAAAAAATCAATGCAAGGGAGGCAAAATGAACGATAATGAGCAAGTGACAAACACTAGAAATTCTCGTGATTCCGAGACACACGATAAACAATCTCGCAGACAACCATGGAGGCCAGTAAGAAAACTTGAGACTCCTGCACCACCTGAAGGCTATGAGTATCGTTGGATACGAGAGTCTATGTTGGGACAAGAGGATAGAGCTAATGTAAGTAGAAGACTTAGAGAGGGCTGGGAACTTGTAAGAGGAACCGATCTTCCGTCTGAGTACGACTACCCAACAGCTGATTCAGGCAGACATGCTGGTTTAGTTTATACAGACGGACTACTCTTAGCAAAAATACCAGTAGAAACCAAGCAAGAAAGAAATGCTTATTATGAGCAACAGACATCTGCGAAAAGTGCGGCACTTGATAACACTATGTTTAACGAGTCAGCAAAAGATGGTCGCTATGTTAAGTACGATTCTAAGAGAAAATCCGAAGTTACTTTTGGGAAAAAGTAAACATTATTTGAATTAAGGATTATTATGGCAAATAAAAACGCACCTTTCGGAGCAAAGCCAGTTCGAATGATGGGTGGAGCACCTTATAGTGGTGGCCAGTCTAGGTACAGAATAGCTAGTGGAGCCACAACTCCAATATTCCAAGGCGACTTGGTAACTCAGCTTACAGCTGGAGTCATAGGAAGACATGCCGCAACAGGCACAGTTCCTATAGTAGGAGTTTTTAATGGAGTTCAATATACAGACCCAACCTCAGGAGAACAGGTTTTCAAAAACCATTATCCGGGCAGTATTTCTGCATCGGATATAATCGCCTCTGTAATAGATGACCCTAATGTCGTATTTGAATATCAAGCAGATGCCGCTTTTCCAGTGGCAGACCTATTTGGTAATTTCGATATAGTAGAGTCATCTCCTGTAGGGGATACAAAGTCGGGCATATCAGCCGCACAACTAGATGTTGGTACAGGAGCTACTACAGCTACTTTACCTCTTAAGTGTATTGATATTAGCCAAGACCCTGATAATGACGATGTTGCATCGTCCAACACTAATGTACTATGCGTGATCCAAAATCATATCATGGGACAAAAAGGAGCTGGATTAGCTTAAGGATATATAATTATGGCAATTTCAAGAGCACAATTAGCGAAAGAACTTGAGCCGGGCTTAAATTCTCTCTTTGGTATGAATTACGATGAGTACGATAGAGAATACGAAGATATTTTTGTAATCGAAGATTCAAACAGAGCTTTCGAAGAAGAAGTATTAATCGTTGGATTTGGTTCAGCACCAGTAAAATCAGAAGGTCAAGGTGTTAGCTTTGACAACGCATCAGAGAGTTTCAGTTCTCGTTATACACATGAGACTGTTTCACTTGCGTTTGCGTTAACCGAGGAGGCCATAGAGGACAACCTTTATGATTCTCTTGGAAAGAGATATGTTAAAGCATTAGCAAAATCTATGGCTAATACTAAGGAAGTTAAGGGAGCAGATGTTTTAAACAATGCGTTCTCATCATCTTTCCTTGGTGGCGATGGCAAATCTCTAATCGCATCTGACCACCCACTAGCAGGTGGTGGCTCAGCGGCTAACAGAGCAAGCACAATGGCTGACTTAAACGAGGCATCACTAGAGGATGCTTTCATTGATATTTCAACCTTTACTGATGACAGAGGTTTAATTATATCTGTTCAACCTGAAAGACTTGTGGTACCGCCACAACTCGTATTCGTTGCAGATAGAATTTTACAATCTGATTTAAGATCGGGAACAGCGGACAATGATGTCAACGCAATCAAAAACACTGGTGTTTTACCGGGTGGTTATGTTGTCAATCATTATCTAAATGACCCTGATGCTTTCTTCATTTTGACCTCAGTTAACGAGGCAGGTGATGGACTCAAAATGTTCCAAAGATCACCTATGGAAACTTCAATGGAACCTGATTTCTCAACTGGAAATATTAGATACAAAGCAAGAGAGAGATACTCTTTTGGTTTCTCCGACTGGAGAGGTGTCTACGGTTCACAAGGAGCTTAATCGAAGTAGTAATACACTTTGTTACTCAGTATTACAAAAAGGGCCCTGTTTAGGGTCCTTTTTTTTTATCTTTATAAAGTTATTCTAAATGTCATACGGTCATACGAAATGCTACTAACAAAAACTTTAACAAGTTTGTCTTGTTCGTATTCTCTGAAATTATAAATAATTTCATTTGCGGTTTTTTTAGTTAAAGGAAGACGGAGACTGAAAGCATTAGGATAATATTTATCATTCTTTAGACCTTCTTCAGTATAACCACCAAGTGATGTAGATAAAGTAATATCTCTACATTTTCGTGATTTTATAATTTGATTTAATTCATCAGGGGTGACATAAATATAATCATAAGTCACAGTTCTTAATTCCTCAGGATTATCTCCCCATCCTTTTCGCTCTTGCCTCTCGGCTACAGCATCAGCGATTTTTTTCTGTAAATATTTTTTCATTTTAGTTTCCTCCTTTACTTCTTTCAAACCAGCCATGTAGACATGCGTAGTAACCTGCCTTAAACTTCCAACCTTGTTTTTCTAACCAAAGGTCTCTTGCTAACAACTCTGCCTCATTTTTAGCACTTTCAAGAAGGTAATAAGAGGAGCTTTCCTTTTTCGCCCAGTCAGGAATTTCTCCTTCCATAGATTTAACATATACTACATAAGCGGAACTGTTAGCTCTTTTTTCAATCACAATTTCAGCTCCAAGAAAATTCAAAACATATCCAAACTCAGTTTTTTTGAAATCTGAATCCGATATTTTATATTTAGTGGTATCAAACATAATTCTCATCCTTAGTAGACTTTATTGTCTACATGTATATAATACTCGAACTTGCAAAACTTTGCAAACTTTTGTACTATATAGATGTAAGGTAATGATGCTTTACTAAGGAGAAAAGATGATAACTGTTTACCATGCAAAAAAATTTGCTGATAACGAAAGTGGTTATAGAGCTGTTGCAAAAGTTAATACAGATGACTACTTGGAGGCTTTTGCCTTGACACAAAATGTAGATGGGTCTTGGTCACAAGGACCTCAACTAACATGGGATGGTCAGGTAGAAGATAATTCTAATTATTCAGACGATGTTGAGGTGTTAGTTGAGTTACCGAGTGCAGACGGTGCAGAGTACGGTTTGAGATCAACTTCCAGTGGCGATGTCTTGTCTGATGGCAAAAATTATTGGTTCTTAGTACCAGCTGGAAAAAGCGGTAAGTATTATGTCACTTACGGAGATACCGTCAAAATTAACAACTTTGATATTGACGGTTTTGTTTATGATGAAACTGGCTGACATCTAACTACTCTATAAATAAAAAACCCTGCTCGTCAGGGTTTTTTTGTGTTTGCACATAATGATACGGAGTAGTATTATTGAATCTGTAGTATAAATGTTACAGGCATGGTGTCTGTAATGGTCAACAAAAGGAGGCTGTTTATGTCTACACATTTTACATCAGGGGTTACTAATGTTAGCTCCTCAGGTTCAGGTGGTTTATTAAAACAACCTAGCCGACATAAGTATCACGAATACTTCGATGACTTCAACATTTACAATGCTGGAGATTTTACTATTACAACCACAGAAGATGGCTCAGGCAGTGCGGCTGAGGCATTGATTGATGGTGATGGTGGCTTGTTGCAAATAACAAATGCCGCTGGCGATAATGACCATGACTTTTTTCAACTGAAAAAAGAAGGTTTTAAGTATGAGGCTGGTAAGCAAATCGCTTTCTATTTTAGATTCAAAGCAAACGATGCCACACAATCTGACATAGTAGCTGGTTTACAGCTTACAGATACCACACCGTTAGATGTAACTGATGGTATTTTCTTTTTGAAAGCTGACGGAGCCGCAACCATAGATTTTGTTGTGGAAAAAGATAGTTCTCAATCGACCTTAACTTTACCTAATTCTTTGGCAGACGATACTTTTATGACTGTTGGTTTTGTTTACAACCCTAAAGATCAAAAGTTTAGAGTTTACCAA